AGAATCAATAACGGTGAATCAAAATTAAATGCCCATAAGAACAAATATAATTATGACTAGAGATGAAATACAAACAAAGCTTTCTGATGAGTTTATAGATAAAGGATTCTTTGGTATATTTCACGTTGCCCCTCGCGTGGGTAAGATAAAGATAACTCTTAACTGTTTAAACACTAAAGATGATGTTATTATAGCTTATCCTGAAGTTAATATCAAGAAATCTTGGCAAGACGACATTAAAAAGTGGAAATTTAAAAGTAAAAAGATTAAGTACTCTACCTATATGTCTTTCAAAAAGATAGATAACCCTTGTGATGTATTAATTCTTGACGAGATACACTTAATGTCAGAAGCTCAAATGGATTCTGTAGCTAAGTATATCAAAAAGTTTAATATACAGAAGGTTTTAGGATTAAGTGGTACATTATCTGATAGAACTCAAGAAGATCTCTTAAAACGTTTAAAATTAAAAGTTCTAGTTGAGTATTCTATTAGCGAAGCAATTAAAGACGGTATAGTTACTGATTATAAAATAGATGTACATTATACACCATTATCAACTGTTAAAGACATTAAGATTGAATGGACTGGTGGAACATTTATGACTTCTGAAAAAGGGAGTTTTGATAGCTTATCTAAAAAGATAGATAGTATATCAAATTATAATGATTTCAGAGCCAGAAAGCAGCTTAAGTTTAATAGATTAATGAGAATGGGATTAATTAAGAAATCTAGAGCTAAAATACAATTAACTAAAGATTTGATTGCAGTTTATGGTAAAAAGAGGATATTAGTGTTTTGTGGTTTAACAGAGATAGCTGACAGCTTAGGTATAACTAGCTATCACTCCAAGAATGAGAGTGATACAGTTAGAAACGAGTTTATGTCTGGACAAATAGACAAGTTAGCTATTGTTAATAAGCTTAATACTGGTGTGACTTTTCCAAAGTTAAATTTAGCTATAATCAATTTCTTTGATAGCAACTCTGAGAATATGGCACAAAAAATAAGTAGGGTTACATGTATGGAATACGATAACCCAGATAAAATTGCTCATATAGTAATAGTTTGCTCAACAGAAGAGATAGAGAAAAAATGGTTAAATATGTCTTTAGCATTTTTTGATCAAAGTAAAATTAATCATTATAATTAGTTATGACAATAGACTCAATTTCTGAACTTCAAGTTTATATTAACTATATTGTTTATGAGAATAATTTTAAATATAGTAATACAGATGAAATACTAAGTGATTTAAAAAAAGAGTTTAACATAATTGTTAAGAAAGAGCAAAAGATAGGGGTTTATTTTCCTGTCAAAGATTTTAATAAAAAAAATAAATGAATTTAGATAGAATAGTGAAGTTGGCTATACCTTTGGATGGTTATTTTGTTTTACATTGTTTATATGAAGAGAGGAAGGATTTATTAATGAATTATATAATCAATGTAAATAAAATACCTACTAAGGTATTTGAATTTCTTGTATCTGAGAAGTATTTAGAATATGGTGGAGATGGAGTTAATTATGATTTGAATAACATTCAACTAACTGAAAGATACGCTACAGATGTTTTAGGTAAGGTTCCTAGTAAAAACATAACATTTGACCAAGCGTTCCAACAGTTGAGAGAACATTATCCAATCAAGACTCCAGAAGGTAGAAGATTGCATCAAGACATTGATAGATGTAAAAAGATTTACAAGGATATTGTTTTTAAATTTGGAAGAGTTGATGAAGAAAAACATTCATTAATTCTACAATGCATTAATTTCATGGTTAAAGAGGCCTCTAAATTTAACAAACTAGAATACATTAAAATGTTACCTACATACTTACAACAGAAATCATGGGATACTGTTATAGACGATGTTAGTGACATGAATAAAAATGGAGTTTATGTTAATAAAAAAGAAGGTGGAACTAACGGTGAAAATAAAACAGTTCTTGGAGGGGATGATTTCTAATGTTTAAAGAGTTATTAGAAGAAGATATAGAAAAAGGAATAAGAGGCGAGTCAACTGGCATACCAACAGGCTTTAAAGAGCTTGATTCACATACAAATGGAATACAGAAATCTTTGTATTTACTTTTGGGTGGGAATTCTGGAACAGGCAAGACTGCATTTGCAGACTTAGCTTATGTATTAAATCCATATGATTGGTGGCTTAACAATAGAGATAAAACATCTATTAAGCCCAACTGGATATATAACTCTATGGAGAGAAATACAAAGTATAAGTTAGCTAAATGGACCTGCTTAAGATTATTTCAGCAATACAAAATCATTATGGATGTTCCAACTATGCTGGGTTGGTCAGGAAAAAGATACTCCATTGATGAGGATATTAAAAAGAAAGTTTTTGAATGTGGAGGTTATTTTGATGACATGTTTAAACACAAGGTTATTGAGATACATGATGGAGCAGAAAACCCTACAGGTATATATAACAAATTACATAAGGTTGGTACAGATAATGGAACATTTATAGAGGTAAATAAGTTCAGTAAAAGATATGTACCAAATGATCCTAATGTTGTAAATATAGTTATAAATGACCACGTTGGAAAGCTTTCTGGTGAGAGAGGTTTTACTGATAAAGAGTTACTGGATAAACACTCACAATACATGGGAATCATTCGGGATAAGTTTGGGTTCTTCATAGTTGATATAAGCCAGTTTAACAGAAGTATCGGTAGTGTAGATAGAATGAAAACAAAAGCCGTGAGTCCTGAGCCTGATGATTTCAAAGGGTCAGGAGATATGTATGAAAATTGTGACTTAGCTTTAGGTTTATTTAATCCTTATAAGTTTAAGATCAATGATTTCTTAGATTATGACATACCAAAGTTTGTAGCTCCTAATGGTGAAAATAGATTTAGAAGTGTAAGTATAATCAAGAATTCATATGGTGCTGATGACTTAATAATAGGATTAAATTTCTTGGGTGAAAATGGTAATTTTAGGGAGTTACCTGGATCGGATAAGTTTGCAACAAATCCATCATGGTATAAGAAAGCAGCAAATTACGAATAATAAAATAAATGAATCAAGTTTTGGAAGAGAAAAAAGCTACAGCTGTAGCTAATAGAGATTATTATAAAGTGTTGTTGGTAGGCTCAAGTGGAAAAGGTAAAACATATGCATTTAGGAACATGGATCCAGAAACAACTGGATTTGTGAACGTAGAAAATAAGCCGTTGCCTTTCCCTAATAAATTCAAGCATCACAAGAGAGTTAATACCTATGTTGAAGCTTTGGATGCTATTAAAGAGTATGCAGTTAACCCTGCAATAACAGAGATAGTTGTTGACAGTTTTAGCGCATATATGGATATGGTATTAAATGCCGCAAGAGCTACTAAAAAAGGGTATGACGTGTGGAACATGTATAACGAGGAAATAGCTAAATTTAATACTTACATTAAAAAATGTAATAAAGAAGTTTATGTAACTGCTCATTATGAAATCCTTGGTATTGAAGGCAATATGGAGAAACGTGTAAAAGTAAAAGGCAAGGAATTAGAGGGTCAAGTTGAGAAAGACTACACTATCGTTCTTTATGCTGATAATAAGTTTAATGATAAAGGTAGAGCTGAATACTATCTTAACTTAGCTCAAGAGGGAACATCAGCTAAGTGTCCGCCTTTAATATTTGGTGAAGATGTAATTAAAGTTGATAACGATATCAACATAATTGATGAAAAAATAAAACAATTTGCGTGTTAATAATTAAAATAAATAATATGGAACCAGTAAAAGTAAGTATGGTAGAGTTTACAAATGATGTAAATAATGGCTTAACTAGAAAAGAGTTAAGAGCAAAATATAATTTAAGTATGGACAGTGTAAAAGCTATTGCTAAAAAACTTGGATTAGAAATTAAACGTGACGTTAGAGCTAAATTTGAATTAATTGATGATGCATTGCCAATGGCAGAAGATGAGGTTCAGGATCCAGTTGTAGTTAATTCATTAAATGCTTAATATATATAATAAATAATAAATAAACAAATAAGAAATATGGAATTTAGTTTTGATAACGCAGCAGTAAGTACAGGTGGAAGTAATTATTTAGAACCAGGTGTTCATTTAGTAACAATTACAGAGATTAAGAAAGGACAAAGCTCACAAAGTCATGCAGATTTTGTTGAAGTTATTGTTACTGGTAAAGATGGCGGCAAAGCATCTCAACAATATTACCTTGGAACAGAAGTTAAAGAGGGTAAACAACAATCTGCTTGGAGCATCACAAGTTCTGCAATTCTAACATTAACTTGCGCAGCATTTGGTGTTGATGAGGCAACTGCAAAGTCTAAGCTTGCAGGTATGTCATTAGCTACAATTGACTTGAAATTAGCTAACTTACTTGTTGGTAAACAAATAGCTCTTAAGTTAAATGGCAAATGGGTTAATCCATCTGATACAAGTAAAAAACCATGGATTAAAGCAGAATTTGCTGGATTCTTATTTGCAGTGCCTATTAAAGATATTGCAAAATTATCTACAAAAGTTTACATTAAAGGTGAACCTGCAACAGAAGTAGCAAGCGTTGTTGCTGTTGGAATTGATGATAATCCATTTTAATTAATTAAATTATTAGGTGCCGAGTGCACAGGTTAAATGTTATGTAATTGAACAGCCTAATAATTTTTAAATTTAAATAGTATGCTAGACTTTTCAAATGCTAGTTTAAGCATAACAAAAGAAACAATATTATCAAAAGTATCAGAATATGATATTTTTAATAAGTATTGTGAAGGTTTTGAGAAAATAGATAAATCTTTTTGCTCAGAATTTAGAGAAGACAGGAATCCTGGTTGTTATGTATACATAACAAAACTTAATGAGTTAAGATATAAAGATTTTGCTAGCGGAGAACATCTTGATTGCTTTGGATATGTTATGGCCAAATTCAATTGCAGCTTCCTGGAGGCTAATAACATAATAGCTTGTGACTTCGGTTTAGGGGTGAATAAGATTGATTTTGATCCATTATTAATAAACTTGAAACCAAGAGAGATTACGCCGTATATAAAGCAGAATTCTTTTATAAATATAGTTTCACAACCTTTTAATATAACAGATTATAGCTATTGGAATCAATATGAAATTAATTTTGAGACATTGGAATCGTTTGACGTATTTTCTGCTAAATATGTTTATTTAATAAAAGGTGATAAGAGATACGTATTTGAATACACTAAATCAAACCCTATTTATGCATATAGGTTTGAACATGAAGGCGAGTATTCTTACAAGATATACAAGCCATTTAGTGACAAAAAAGGTAAATGGATGTTTAGCGGAGGCGTTAGTAATAATGTAGAGGGTTATGATAACTTACCATTAAGTGGTGACACTCTTGTGCTAACTAAATCCCTTAAAGATGTTATGTGTTATTATAATTTAGGTATACCTGCAATAAGTCTGCAAGGTGAGGCAAATAAGTTTGATAATGATTTATTTGTTAAGTTAAGTAAAAGGTTTAAAAGAATAATAGTTAATTATGATAACGATGAACAAGGAGTCATTAGTGCTAGTAAAATTACTAGACAATATGATCTTAAATGTTACTATATTGACAAAGTTAAAGATTTAAGTGACTATATAAAAGCTTTTGGAATAAATGAAGCAAGAATAATGATTAATAATAAAATAAATGGATATAAAATTAAAAGTAGCGGAGAAGATTAATGGTTGTGGTGAAACTGTAGTCAATACAGTTGTAGACAAATTAGCTGAAATTGAAATAAACAGACGCGTTGATATAATTCAAAAGGCGATATCAAAACAAGACACCTTAGTTAAGGAGCTTTCTAAAATCAACGGCAAATGTGATAACGTTTTCTATGATAAAGATGGTGTTAAACAAGAGTCTATGACAGAAAAACGCTTTAATGAAATTAAGAAGTCAAAAGAGTCTATTGATAGCTTTGAAAAAGCATTACAAAGCGCATTAGAATTAAATACTAATGAATCTTATAATAAATTAAATGGATTACTTGGAGGAAATAAAACAGAAGGTTCAACAGAAATTAAATCTGAATCATAAATCTATTATAATTTCTTATTATCAAACTTTAGTAAATAATCATAATGATTTTTGTGGTTGTAACTATTGTTTGATCTTAAGAAACTATGTTAATCTAAAAATATGTAAAAGTAGATTTGGAAGAATATATAATAGATATGATAGTTTTGATAGAGATCTTGAGTTGATGTATTTAAATAAATACAGAGAAATGGAGGATTCTATAAAAACTCTTAAAAAAGAAAAAGATTTACTAAAAATAATAAAATAAATGAGTGAGCAAAAAATGATAGTTGGGTTTATGCCAGATGAGTTATCTTGGTCAGAAGAAAGCTTTAGGACTTTATTAAAGCAAATGCAAGCTGATCCAGAAACAGAGCTATATTTACTAGCATATAAGGATGGCTTGCCAGACTATATTGTTGCGCCTCCTAAAGACGCTACTAAATTCTTTACATCAGTTGCTATATTGTTAGAAATGGATCTAACTAATAACTTAATCATAGTTAGTGACATATACGACATAGTTGATAAGACAAAATCAAACAATATAGATATATATATGTCAAATGATAAAAGTCTTAACGCAAAAATATGGTACCAGAACTCTCTTGAACTGAAATCTCAAGCTGTATCTGGTTGTCAATCTATTGACCTTAACAATACACAGGATACATATAAAATGCAACCTAAGTATTACACGTTTTTAGATTTTTGGACTCAACAAATTAAAGAATACAGAAGTGGTAAGAGGTAGGAAGAAAGCAGGTAAAAAGCAGGTTAACTCAGTTAAAAAATCAATAGATGGCATTAACTTTGACTCTGGATTAGAAGCATTTTCTTACAAAGCTCTAAAAGCTGAGGGTTTATATGGTGCTGGTAAGTTGATATACGAAGCTAAAACATTTGAAATAATAGAAGCTTTTGAATTTGATGGTAAGAAGTATCAAAACATCAAGATAACTCCAGATTTTGTTGATGAAACAAATAAGGTTGTATTTGAGATTAAGGGGCGCCCAAATGAGTCGTTTCCTATGAGATGGAAGCTTATGAAGAGGTATTTTAAAGTAAATAATCTTAATTATAAGGTTTATATCGGCATAGGCAGTCAAGTTAAAGTTCTAGAAGAAATAGTTAAAATTAAGAAATATTATGGCGATTTACAAAATATCAACATCAATTCTGATTCAGGCAAAAAGAAGATTAAAGGCTCTATCAATAATAGCGTCGGAAATCCCAAAAGCTTCAGAAGAAATAGAAAAAGCAAATAAATTAATCAAATTATTGGAGGATAATTATGGGATCTAAAAAACATGATATTAAATTAGAGGCTGAGCTTATTGATTTTGGATTTAAGCGTAAATGGTGTTCAGATAAATCTGGATATTGGTTTGAAAAAGCCTTTAAAAAAGGGGATTTTAAATTAAGGTTTACGATTGAAACAGATACTAAGTTATTTGCATTAGACTGTTTAGTTTATCAATATTCTGGTAGCAAGTTAGCAAGCCCTCAATATGAGACTATAAAGTTGTACCCGTGTACGCTAGCTTCTATTAAAAAAGTATTTAAAAAATACAAATGAAAGTCGCAGTAATAGATTTAGATAGCTTAGCTTTTTATGCAGGTCACCCAAACAAGGTATTAGATGAATTTGGTAATCCTAAAAGAACTGAAGATAACTCTAAATTCTTGTATACAGATAAAACAGATGTTGAGTTAAGGGCTTCTGTTGATTATCTAATGAACTCATTATTAAGTAAAGGTAAGTTTGATGGTTATATAGCGTATATTAAGGGTAAAAACACAATTCTAGAGAGAAAGGAGATAAATATTGAGTATAAAAACAATAGAAATAAAGAAGCGCCTAAATGGTGGCCTTTTATTAAAGATTATCTCATTTCTAATTGGAATGCTGTTAGTGTAGATAACATGGAAGTCGATGATGCCGTTAATATAACTAGGCTTCAGGTTTCAGAAAGTTTTATATGCGCTATAGATAAAGATCTTCTAAATCTTCATGGGACTCATTATAATTGGTCAAAAGACCTGTGGGTTGAGACTAATAAAGATGTAGCTGACTATGAGTTTTGGAAAGATTTAATAACTGGACAAAGCGGAGACAATATCAAAGGCGTTCCTGGAGTTGGTAAAGCAAATGAAATATTCACAAAACAATTATTTAAACCAAATGCAATGTATGTATTAGAATTGTATATTCGTAAAATGGGTGAAGAGATTGGTGTTAGTGAGTTTTATAAAAACTATAAATCACTAAAAATACTTTCGAGTAAAAGTGATTTTGTTATTCCTGAAGTAATTAAATATAGTAATGTCGGAACGGAGAAAGTTGAAGAGTGGTAATTACAAAAATAAGAGTAAAATATTTTTACCTGTAATGCTTGGAGTTAAACTTTATCATAATAATGATACAGTTAACTATTTAATTGATGTTAATTTTATACAAGACGGTTTCCCTAAAATCGTCTTTGTATTTGAGAATATTGATTATGAACCGTTAAAATCAGATATATACAGGATGTCATGTTTGCCTGAATATATAGACTGTGAGTATGACGATAATGAAAAAGAGATTTGTATATATTTTGATGTACCTAAAGAGTATAAAGCTGATTTTGAACTATTTACAAAAGGCTTGTATTCTGGGTTTTCAAATAAATACAAAGATCTTTTAATAAACGAGTACGGTGACGGCTCAGGTGTTGGAGTTAGCGATAAAACTGGATTGCCAAATATTAGTTTATTTGATGCTATAAATCCATCTGAAGATAAAAAGCTTTTAATGGCCAAGCAACTTGGTGTTAAAGTTTCAGATATAATTGAAGTTTTAGATCCTCCAAACTTGAAAGAAGAAGAGTTTAAGAAAATAAATGAATTAATAAGATGAATAAACAAGACAGAATAGGTGTAACTCTAAGAAAATTAGATTACTTGTGGTTGAAAAAAGGTGTAACATTTTGTCAAGCCGTTAAGCAAATGCTTGGTGGAGAGTTTAAAGATTTAACTGACGAGGAACTTATAGTTTCTATTAAAAACATACATCCAGATGAGTATGTTCACAAAGTTAGAGAGCCATATATAGATAATAAAACCGTGTAAATGATAACTGCAAAACTAGAAGATTTTGAAAATCACAGATCTAGACTTCATAGGTATGCGTTAGCGCTGATGAGGGCTAAAGGTTCTGGCGGAGCCTCTTATAATGAATATGAGGATTGTGCTAAAGATATTGTTCAGAATTGTTATCTTGTTTTTCATAGTAAATGCACTTCACTTGATAAAGTTTTTGAAAATAAAGATCACTTACATTCATTTTTAAAAATATGTCTATACAAAAAATATCAAGAATTTATCAGCCCAAAAAATAGACTCAATCAATATGTTAAG